ATGACCCGCGGCATCACGGAATCTGACGTCCATACCGCCGCCGACGAGCTGGTGGCCAAGGGCGAGCGCCCCACTGTCGAACGGATCCGTGCTCACTTGGGGACAGGCTCGCCGAACACGGTGACCCGCTGGCTGGAGACATGGTGGAACCGACTTGGCACGCGTCTGCAGTCAGCGCGTCCGGACATGGAAGATGCGTCAGCGGTGTTGGCAGAACTTGCCGGACAATGGTGGGAGCTTGCGCTGAAGCATGCCCAGGAGGCCGCCCGTCGAGAGCTTGTATCGTCCGAGTAGGCTCTGGCTGCCGAGCGTGAAACGCTGGAGGCCAGTTCCCGACTTGTGACTGAAGAGCTGGCGCGAATGAGTGCAGAGCGTGACCTTGCTATCACCGAGGAGAGAATTGCAGCGACCCAAGCTTCAGAGCTACAGCACCTAGTCGAGCAGCTTCAGTTACAGATCTCTGAACTTGCAGAGCAGTGCGACCTCGAGCGCCGAAGGGCCGACCGAACCGAGACAGTGAGACAGCAACTCGATGTCCGGCTTAACGAGGCCTTAGAGACGGCGAAATCTGAGCGGGAGGACTGGGCCGAGTACGTCAGATCTGTCGAAAATCGAGCGCTCAGCGATGTTGATCGAGCCCGCCAAGAGATGAAGGATCTCCAGGTGCAGCAAAGCAAGGCATCCGAACAACACAGGGCCCTTGAGAAGCAGCTGCGTCAGGACATCCAAGCCGCTTCTGAAAACAACACGAAGTCGACCGATACTTAATTTCGCATAATGTATATTATGTTCCGACTGTTGGCATGGTTGTCGCACCTGGTGCGACAACCTGCCTTGCCCCCACTGCATCGGAGGCAACATGCGTGATCGACAGCTGACCGGCCCTTGGGCCGGTTTTGCTTTTAAGGGTGGCCGACTTGTGACGCCAGAAGGCCGCGAGCTGCGGCCGGAAGATCTAGCCTGGCTCTCGCTGTTGGCCGCGCGTGCGCAGGAGTGGCAACGGATGATGGATGCGGCCAGAACGGGAAGGAAACTGCCGGCAAGGCCTGCCGATGTGGTTGACCTGGCAGAAGTCATCAAGGAACGCGCAAAGCGGTCTACCACGGTGATGGCTGGACCCAGCGCCGAACCGCCCATGGCAGCAGACACGAAAACGGGGCCGAAGCCCCGTGTGCGCGTGTAAGGCGTTTTCCGTAGGGGCTCTGCCCCTACACCCCCGGTCATGGCTTCGGCGTGCCGTAGCGGCGCGCCAGCTCGTCCACGTAACGAGCTACGGTGCGGCGTGCACTGCCATCGGAAAGACAGGTTCGGATGCGGTCCAGTAATGCTGTGTCGGTGAAGGCATCTGGCTTCTTGGCGGAGTTCGCCGCCCTGGAGCGTTCGATGCGATAGCGCTGCTGGCGCTGAGCAGGGGTCATAGCCTCTTCGCCGAGAGGTTTCCGACCGCGCTTGCGCGGCGCGGTTTCGACGTCAGTCACGGGGTTTCCTGGAAAAAGTGAAGCCCCTGACAAGACCGACACCGATAACCGAGGCGACCCAGCCAAGCAAAGCAACCAGCATGGGGTTGTCCTGGAGGAACATGCGGACGGAATCAGCCATTTGCCTGATCCTCAGAGACGCGACGGGCAAGCCACGCATTGGTGGCGGCGATCTGAGCCGCAGCAGCCCTGCCCTCTGCCGACTTGTCGTAACGGCGCTCGGCAAGCCAGCGCTCCAACGGGGCAAGCAGGACCATCAGGATGACGTAAAGGCCAAATCCGAAAAGGACCAGGCTAAGCCCGAGATCCATCGCGAAGTCAATGAAGCTGCTGTCCATGTTGCCACTCCTTGGTTGATGGAATGATATTAGCGTAACGCGTTACGCATTTGAAATGACGATCAGTTATTAGTCACGCGTTACGTTTTTCAGTTGCCGCTGTACCGGTTCTGGACTGATTCCGGGAACGTGGACATTGCCCGGGGGGCGACCGAAATTAGCACACCAGAGGAAACGGGCTGCTCCTGCGGGTGGGTAGCATGAGACGCCAGCTGCGGGGACAGGTCGAGGCTAGATGCCCTGCCCTGATCCAAGGCGCCTGGATCGCGAGTGCGCCTGTACGGGTTGTAGGCGCCGCCGTTGAGCGCGACGGCCTGGCAGAGATGGACGGGGAGATCGTACCTGGTGCCCTGCTCCGTCTTGCAGCGGCACGAACCCTCGCGCATCTTGCCCTGCCCATCAAGCCCGGGACCGGACGACATGCAGTAGATCTCAGGCTGAGATGTTGGCGAAGCCCCGTCGTATGCAGGTGCGGACCATGGCATAGCAGCAACACGAGGCAGGTGGTCGGCGATGTACTCCTCAGCACTCTGCCACTTCCGTTTGGTGGTGGATGCGAACGCAGCGGCACCGGCCGGCACCTTCGCTGCCGCTCCGTTGCCGTCCGTTACCGCTGTTTTTTGCCCGCTGGACAGGCCTGACTCTTCATCGAACTTGCCGAACACGCCTCCCACTGCGAAGTAGCCGCCAATCAGGACGAACAGGCCCACGGCAAGAATTGCCCAATAGAACCAAGGAACACGCTTCTCGCTGGTGTCGTACTTGGTGGACGTGTACAGCTTGAAAATGTGCTTCGGATACTTCCGCCTGGACGTCGTGAGGGAGTCGGCCTTATCTGGGTTGCTCTCGAAACGATCCCAGCGCTTGACGTGGGCGAACGGCAAGCCGTAGCGCCTGCGGATGTGGTAGTGCTCCTCGATCAGATCGTGCAGGAAGTCGTCCATCTGCTTCTTGGGCGACTGGCAGATCATCACGAAATCGATGCCGCGATGCCGGTGCTTTGCCACCTGTTGCACGTGCTCAGGCACGGGCCTACCCGGGGGGCGGCGCGGGAACATGTGATGCTCGTAGGCCTCATCAACCAAGATGATGGCGTGATCGAACCGGGGATCCGAATGCCAGGTCATCACCTCCTGCGGAGTCAACTCCAAGGCGCCACAGGCGCCGTGATTGAAGTCGCGCACGTTGCACACGTAAAGCTCGCGTAGCGGGTGCTTGCTGGGATCTTCCTCATGCAGCTTGTCGGCCTTGATCTTCATATCAAGGGCAAACTCGATGGCGAGAACGGTTTTGCCGTGGCCCGGCTGGCCGGTGTACTGGTAGAACATTATTGGTTCGCCTGTCCGATCATTTCTTCCAGCTTGGAAGCGGATGCCAGGAACACTCGGGTTCCGATCTTCGTGACCAGCGCGGAAACGACCATGATGATTGCTATGTCCAGCCCGACGTAGCCGAAGAAGTCGACGATGCGAGGGTCCAGACCAGAGAACTTGCCGACGATCCACGCCTTTACAGTGGGCATGGTGGCGCTGTAGGTGACCCACGAAAGACCGAACGCAGCGAGAACGCGCGCCACGATGAAGCTGGCTGCAAGCTTGAAGCCTGAAATCAGCTTGCCAGAGAACTTGACGAGGATCTGCTCCATCACATGTTCCTAGAGAGGAGGATCAGGCACGCGGGCAGCGCACCGAAGAGAAGAATGATCAAGCCGCGCACGAACTTCATGAGGTCGCAGTAGTACGTGAAGCTGCTGGAGTCGAACGTGTAATTCAGCACGGGCACGCTGATGCTGGGGATGTATGGGCAAGAACCGCCACCAAGAAATCCGGCTTCGTCAAGGTATCTATCGGGGTCGAAACTGAGCGTCTTGACGAAATCGCCGGGCTTGGGGTCGGTACCGGCATCGTTGCCATCACCGGTGACCTTGGTCCACTCAGGCTGATCGGCATCCTTGCATGCGATCTTTCGCTGAAGGGCAAGCTGCGCGTTAGCCAGGGGATCGGGGGACGTTACGGAAAAAGCCTTCTTGCAATCGACGATGTCACCTTCAACCTTGCCAGCCGCGGTGCCATTGCAACGCATGCGCCAGATCTGCCAGTTGGTGCTGCAAGCGATGGGATCGCCTGAGCAAGCAGGAGGAGCGTCACAGCCCTCGCCGCCGGAAGCGCTACCACCGCCCTCGCCGTCACCGCCGCCAGTGCCGGGACCGCCACCGGGATCGGTACCGCCATCGCCACCGTCGTCCCCACCATCATCACCACCGCCGCCATCACCACCATCGCCACCACTTCCGCCGTCGCCACCGCCGGAATCGCCACCACCGGGATCAGGGTTGGTGCCACCATCGCCATCGCCACCGCCAGTCTCGCCGCCGGTGCCGCCACCATCGTCGCCGCCTGGTGTTGGAGCAGGCGTGGTTGATGTGGCCGTGCAAACGCCAAGAACCTTGTTGCTGACGTCATCGAAAGTGGAGTAGTAGGTGCCGATAGCAGGATCGGCGTACCGCGTGTAAGCACAGCCGTTGTGACAGACGTATTGACTTGTACCGGCCCAGCCGGTCTGCTCAGGGCGAGAGGCACACTGTGCGCCCTCGGGATAACCGAAAACACCGACGTCAGATCGCTGCCAAACTTCACCGTTTGGGGTGTACTGGCCCCAGCCAACATACATGTTTGTCTTGACATTGCCGAAAACGTCCTTTTGCTCACAGACAGGATTGCGGCGACTGCCCGGATCAGAAGAGACGAAGCGCTGAACAGCCTCCATGCAGGCTGCGTAGGCCGCGCCCTGATCGGGATAGTCGTCCGCCCTGGCGCTGAACGTAAAGGTTGCCCATACGAGCAAAGCGGTACCGGCAAGGAAGATGCGGTTCATACGGCGTCGTACGCCAGCCAGAACGCGCCGAGAATCGCAACGATGACAAACCATCCCCACATGACCTTTCTCCCATAAAAAAACCCCTGCCGGCCGGACAGGGGTATCAGCTGGCCAAGCGGATTACTTGGCCTTCTTCAGGTACGAGAACAGCACCAGCAGGAACACCACGCCGACCAGCACCGCCAGCACAGCCTTGACGCTGCTGTCCAGACCGTTGATGGCGGCCAGAGCCTGAGCACCCAGATCGTCCTGGGCGAAGGCTGACTGCGCGGCCACCATGGAAACCGGGATGGCTGCGACAGCACCCCAGCCACGCTTGCCGATGGCGCCGACACGGTTGGCGACGGACTTGACCTGCTTGGGAACGTTGAACTTCATGTGGATCTCTCTCTCGGTTGGTTGGGTTATCGGGCAATCTGACCCGTGCGGATAAGCACACGGGCAACCACTCCGATGGTCCACACACCGACAATCGCAAAGCCGATCTGCGCGCCCTGTTGAGCGGAAAGCGACCATGCCGACGTGGCTTCCATCGTGTAGTAAGGCGACGCGCACTGCCCGGTGTGCACGTCGAAATCTTTGGCGTCACAGCGAAGGGTGTACTCACCGGCCACGACGACCCCCAACGAAACGCAGCACCAGGGCGAATGCGCCCATGGTGATGACGCCGAGGCACCACCCGTAGAACAGGAGGGTGTAGGGGTCCGTCATGGCGATGAGCAGGCCCATGGCTTAGGCCTTCTGGTGTGCAGCGGCCGGAGCGGCCTTGGCCTGCAGCGGGACCAGATCGACGTAACGCTTGAGCGTCAAATCGCCGTAGGCCGACAAGGCGAACGACATCGGGTCGAGGTCGTATTCAACAGCGGGATAGGCGGGACGCTGGCCGAGGCCGACACGGAACGGCAGTTCGAAGCCGTTGCCCAGGTCGAGGCCGACCATCTGCGAACGGATGATGGTGTTGGTTTTCTGGTTGCGCTGTTCATCGACAGCAGCAGACTTCACGCGGCAGACAGGCATAGTTCTTCCCTCACGAAACGGTGGAGTGCGTCACCCTTGGCGATACCGCGAAAACGTCCGGGGTGACCATCACGGACGATGCGGGCCTCTACGAAGTCGGACCATGAATCGCCGAATGCTCCGCGCAGGACACTGAGGGCCGGGCCGACCTGGCGCTCTAACCACAGCACCATGGCCTCAGCCGAAACTTCAACTTGCTTGCGAATGGTGCGCATGCGAGTGCATACGCCCTGAATCAGATCCTGCAGCGCGCTGTACGCGCCGCGCAGGTACGCGCCGGGGTTAAGCAGCACATCGAGGGGAATCTCCATGTGCTTGCCGTACAGGCGAACTTCCGCGCGCACCCAGCGAGAGGTGGGGAGGCCCTCAGCCTTGCCCTTCTCGTACACGCACAGCTCTTTGTGGCCCTTGCCACCGACATAAAGCGTGCACCCGGTGTCGTGGCCTTCGTCGGAAATGAAGCGATGACGCGGCGGGCAACCGCCTTCGGTAAAGCCGCCCTGAGCGGCAACCTCGCGGAGCGCATGCACGTCCAGGCGTTCGCCTTCGTAGTCATCGTGCGCGCAGTCAACGCGGGTGATCTTGCCGCTGAGCATGGTCAGCTGCTTGAACACTCGGGCGCGGTCACGAATCCACTTGCACCCCATACCGGTGAGACTGATGCAGACGCTGCTGTGCTTGCCGCCGATGCCGACGCGGCCGACAACCTCATTTTCCCGGTCAATCAGGACGGCCGACTGCTCGTAGAAATTCCAGTGCTTCTGGCGAATGGCACCGGCAACCACTTCACCGCGAAAACCGAAGATGCGGAACAGCAAGAGGTCGAGCTTCTTGCAGTTGACTTCTTCAAGGGCGGAGAGCGGGACCACAAAGGTCAGGTAGTCAATGATCGCGTCTTCCTGACCCTTTTGGCCCGTGTTACTCCCCGGGCCAATTCCGACCGCTGCCGCTGCTGCGGCAGCCCCCTTTTCACCGGGCGAAACCGGGGATAAGCCCCCCGCTCCGCCGCTGACAGCCATACGGAAGCGCGCGCGGTCAGCAGCCATTGATGGCCTCCTGCTGCTCCGCAAAACGGGCGGCAGCGATGAAGTCACCACGGCGCGACGCTTCAATCTCAGCCTGATAGAGCGATTCGTGCTGCGCAGTCCAGCCGGTGGCGGCCAGATCGGCAGATGCCTGGGCGACGAAGGCCTGTTGGCGGATCTGTGCGCTGGCGGTATGTGCACGCCTGTCCAGAATCCACGCGATGACGCGGGCGACCGCGATGCTGGTACCAATGGCTATGAGCGCCATGTGACCGAATGCGAAAGCTTCCATTGCCATCCCCTACCCCAAGCCCCCAAGAAACCCGCCAGCGCTCTTGGGGAAGCAACTGGCGGAGGTCAAGTGAAACTTGACCGGGGCCTTTGTATAGTGGGACTCAACTTCCAGTCAAGAGAAACTTGACGTGAACACCCAAATTAAATTGCTTGACAAGGCCCGCTCAATGTGCAGCCCGGCGACGGACATGCAGTTGGCGAAGAAGCTGGGTGTGACCCGCTCCGCAGTGAGCCTCTGGCGCAGCGGCGGCAACATCAAGGATGGTCACCTGATGGCGCTGATCAAGCTGGCGCAGGCCGACCCGGCGCTGGCAGTGCTCGTGCGAACCGAGGGCGCGGACCCTGCTACGAAAAAGGCATGGGAGATGGTCTGGGACAGACTGTCCCCGGTCACTACGGTGATCGGGGGCGTAGTCCTGGCGGTGTGCATGATGCCCGCGCTGGCTCGCGCAAATCCCGTTGAAAATCATGCGGTTATGAAGGCCGACCAGCGCATTCTGTATATTATGTTCTATGGCGGACGGTGTGCCGCAGGATCTACAACCTCCTGAGCGTCTCCACATAGATGATGCTCTCCGAGCACCCAACCCCCTCAACCTTCCGGTCCTTGATGTCGATCCACATCAACCCGGCAACCAACCCCTGCGGCCAGTACATGAGCGGCCCGCTCACCAGTACACGCTTGTTCTGCCAGCGCTGCCGCTGCTTCAACACCGTTTCCGGCAGCGCCAGGTCAAAGCACCGGCCACCATCCAGCCTGATGGATCCCAGGGTCCGGCCGCCCGGAACGATCGCCATGACACCGGCAACCTCGATGCGTCGTTCGATCTGGGCCTCCTGCGCCTAACCAGCTCCGGCACAAGCCAGCGCCATCCCCAGGCACACAACACGCCACCAGATCGAGGCCCGCATATCGCCTCCTCGTAGATTGCCGAACCAAATGGCCGTGACGCGTCACGTTAATAACCAAAATTCCTTGAGATCTGGGCGCCCGACCAAGGCCCTGGCCCCCAGATTTCAAAGCCCACACCCAGGTCGCCAGCCGCCCGTTTAGGAATAGTCGCAAAAATCGGACGAATTCGATGACCACCAGGATGGCGGCGCCAGAATAAGCGCCACGCCCCTGGGCGACGATCACCTCCCTGCGCATGAATGGATATCCTGCACCGCGTCGCCTTCGGCTGGCACTGCTCGACGATCATGACGTCGTCCGACGCGGCGTCGGCACGCACCTCGGCACCGATACGCGCTTCAGGATCGTCGCCAGCCACGGCCATAGCGCGCCACTGTTGAAGTACCTGATGAACCACCCGGTGGATGTGGCCATCATCGACATCACCCTGGGCGTGGACGATCTGAGCGGCCCCGAGTTGGTGCTGAAGCTGCGCGAGTGCGCGCCGCGGGTCTCGCTGCTGGCATTTGCGGGCCAGTCGTCGAACGCCGGCATCCAAGTGCTGCTGGATGCTGGAATCAGTGGCTATGTCAGCAAATGCGAGCCATTGGCCGAGCTCTCCGATGCTGTAGTCCGGGTATCCCAGGGGCTGTACCGGCTTCCTCCCGGGTGCAAGCTGCCGCCCACGCGCGAACCGCTCAGCCGCAACGAACGCGAGGTGCTGCATCTGCTTCTGGATGGCATGACGGTGTCCGAAATCGCAGTGCAGCGCCACCGCAGCATCAAGACCATCAGCACCCAGAAGAGCGCCGCGCTGCGCAAGCTTGGCCTGCGCAATGACGCCGAAATCTACGCGCTCCGCACCCAACTGGAGGCGCTGTGA